TGTGTGACATATTTGCAACAGTGTGACATTCCCACTGTGACATAAATACCACACAGATAACGTAAATTTTCACCATGAAAAAAAGTGAAATATGTGTTTTTTCGCATTGCCAAAGCAATCAAAATTTGATCTAATCATACATGGCAATAATGCCAAGCAACAAATAAATGAGGTTTATCATGACTATCACTATCAACAAGACCAATGCCGCCAAGATCGTTAATGCTGTTATTGAGTATGAAAGCAATCTGTCTGACATGTTTCATGTAAACTATGACAAGGTTTATCAACCATTGCTTGATCTAATGAAAGCACGCCAAGCATACAAGGAAACACAAAAGACTGGCGTCCAAAAGGCAATGCTTGCTTGGGACCAAAACTATAGCATACGCGACAAAGCTGGAAATTATCGCATCACGCCAAAGACCATGAGCGCGGCAAAATTTGCGCTAGATACGCCAAAAGAACGCCTCTTTCAAATTGCCACCGCATGCAATGCCGCTTCTCTTGAGGGTGTTTATAACAACCGTAATTTTGATCAAGAGCCTACACAAAGAACACGCAAAAATGCGAGCGCAAGCAAAACGCCAGCAAGACAAAGCAATCCTGATAACATTTCCAATTGGAAATTGCCTGAAATTGTTGCTGGCATTCTCGCGAATGACAAATATGGCGACATGAATGCGCCGGAAATTGTCGCATTGCTTGGAACAATTGCTCAAACACTATGTAAAGACAATGGTGTCAAACAAGCGGCCTTTTCACAAGCAATGGCCAAGACAAAGAAAGCGGCATAAGCTTACACAACACGCAACATACTGGCCGGGCATAATTGCCCGGTCTTTTTTTTGCGCCTAGTGTTTTAATGTGTTAATACATGAATACAGCCTGATTGCTCACCATATGACTACGGTCATAAGTGGGTGGTGGGTGGTGGTGGGGTGTGTGGCAAATAAATTTTCATCATGAAAAAAAGTGGGTGGCTACACGGCTTGACTTATCTTTTCTGTATGATACTATAAGGAATGCTTGGCAGTGATGCCACTTTTATGGGTGGTGGTGATGTCAACATAAAACAAAAATTTTCATGGTGAAAAAATATAGGAGGTCATATATGGCTAAACACTTAAATCTAGTGTGGGATAATGGCAGAATGGTTCCACCATCGCGTACTGCCAGATCACACTCAAGGCATTATGTGCCATCGGGTCAAGATGCCTACATGCAAACTTATGGGCATGTAAACTGTCAACATCTATTCAAACACACTCATGAAACATATGAGGATGTTCAATTTGCACAGGCGGCTGTTGAATTGACAAATATGATTGATTGGGATACACTTTTAGAAAGTGAAGACTTCTAAACATCAACCGAAAATTTTCATGGTGAAAAAAATGACTATCTACAATCTCAAAAACTATCGTGACTATATGCGTAACGCTAACCAGACATTGCGTGAGCATTATGACAATGACCCACTCATTGTTGCCTGTCGTGAGGCGGCACGTACCAAGATTGCCAATGCTTTGCAGTCTGACGGTGTACTTGACTGGTCAATGTTACCTAACCTGCTCACTCGCAATCCCAAGCTGGTCAAGTCCGACAAAGAGGATGTGCTGACTGCTGGCATTGCAATGGCTGCATCATGGGCGTCTGGTTACAATGGGTGCAATGATGCGTCTATCGGGTGTGGTAAGGTCTGTCTTACATTTAGTGGTCATGGGCAAAAGCACATGGTTATTGATGGCAGACATCATGTTCACATTGCTCGTATTACTCGTATGCTGTTATGGATGGAGTATCGTGACCAATTCAAGGCTAGGCTGTTGCATGAGATACGATTACACAAACGCAAAGCTGACAGACTAGGTGTGACGTGTTCTGTGCGGCCTAATGTGGTGCAGGATATTATGTGGGAAAAGCTATTTCCTGAGATGTTCAGTGCCTTTCCTGACGTGGTATTCTATGACTACACCAAAAATATTAGGCGTGATGTCAGTCACATACCAAACTACAGCTTGACATTCTCGCTGAACGAATCCAACAGCTTGTTTATTGAAACAGCATTCATGAAAGGCTGGAATGTGGCTGTTGTGTTGCGTAATGCCGCAAAGGTTTTGCCCAAGCAATTTATGGGCAAGCGTGTCATCAACGGTGACGCACATGACTATCGGCCTAGTGATCCACATGGTGTGTTCGTTGGGCTGTTGCCTAAGGGTCCGACTGCTTGGAAAGACACATCAGGCTTTGTTTATGACGCATAAACGTGAATATGACTTGACTTCAAAGATACCAACAGGTATAACACCACTATAGCAACCAACAGAAAAGGAGATTTTGCTATGATTATCAACTACCTCGACACAAAACTGACTCTTCTTCGCTTTCGTCTTTCGGGCCACAAGCCTACCATTATCCGCAACAACAAGCGGGTGAGCCGTGGCTATTCAGTAGAATTGTCTGCCAAGGGTAACTTCATTGAAGTGAACAATGGCATGCAGGTTCAATACTTCACGAAAGCTAATCCTTTTCACAATGTTTATCGCATTGTGTCCAAGAATGGGAATGACTTCATCACGCACAGGGTGCAGTCATAAATTTTCATGGTGAAAAAAATCACCATCATTAATCCAGTGGCTAGGGCAATGGCGGTTAATCGCCGCCGTGCCTTAGTCGTACCACCCAAGAAGGGCAAAGGCTCTTACAACAGAAAGAAGGACAAGACAGATGCAAAGCAACAACAGTTCAAATTTCCAGAAGATCAAGGCTAAGAAACAGCCACGTAAAAAGTACAACAAGCCTCAACTTGTTTCGCGCAAGCAGGAGAGGAAGTTTGTACAACAACAAAAGCAAGTAGCATTTAGCTAGAAAGGAGTTATGTTATGGTAGGACTTTTAATAGTAACTGCATTCGCATTGTTCGCTAATGACAATGCTGAATTTTTCAAGGATGTAGAGGTGAAACGTGAACAAGGTTGTACCTTCACCTATGTAGGCAAACAATATGCGAGGCAACATGTTCCTCATATCGCATGGGGTGAGCATGTATATTTCAGCATGGAACCATGTAAGGAGAATGACGATGCCTAATCATACAGACAACAGAGTAACACTGTATCACAAAGACAGTCAGCAGATTGACATGATTTACAACATCATGAACACACCAGACACGCCACTGTGCCAGACACTTATCCCTATGCCAAAGGAACTTGAAGGCACAGCAGGATTTGATGAGAATGGTGTGGCAGGCTGGTACAAATGGCGTCTGGACAATTGGGGTACAAAGTGGGATGTGTATGATGCTCAATGTGATTACTTTGATGCTAACACACTGCGACTATATTTCGACACCGCATGGTCGCCACCTATGCGCATCTATGAAAAACTAACCGATATGGGCTTTGAGGTGACAGCACGTTACCTTGATGAAGGTTGGGGATACATCGGTGAATACGTTAATGGTGATGACTGGTGTACTAATGACGTTGAGAGTGTTGCTGAACACTACCCTGAACTGGACGAGGAGTTTGGTATTAGTGAGCGTATAGCTGAGTATCAGGATGAGGAGAATGCGGCATGACAATGGATATGATTCCACTTGTAGTGAACTGCATTGCCTTTGGCTGGTGCCTCGCACTGTTCTTACACAGAAAGGAGAACACAAATGACTAATGACCTACAACTAACAGACTATGAGCGTGGCTATCTGACTGCCTATTATGACACAGTTGTGTTTGATGCTATGGCAGACAGTTGTGACGAGGATTGGTTCGGTGTTAAGATAGGTGACAGGATGTTTGACCTGAACGCATGGGCAGATGAGGACACAGGAAAGTTTGTCTGTGTAGTTTATGACTGCATATGGGTGAACGATAGTTGGCAGACAAATTCTGTCCAGAATGGATGGGTGTTGACAGATGAGGCAGATGAATGAACTGCTGGAACTGTAAGACAGAACTTATCTGGGGCAGTGACTTTGATCTTGACCACGAGAATGAATCCTATTCAATGATGACTGCCCTGCACTGCCCTAATTGTGAGTGTGATGTAGAGGTATATTATCCAAAGGAGAATGAAACAATGACTGAATACAGACCTTTCATAGACAGGAAACATCTTATGCAACACATATCTGCATTGCTAGATGAGATTGATTTTCTGAGAGAACAACTGCAACCCCACGACACTGGACACATACACACTGCAATCGGTGTGCTAGAAAGTCGTGTAGATAAATTATGGGAGAGTATGAAAACATGATACAAGTAATTGGACAATTTGGTTGCGTCTATTGCGAATTGCTTTGCAATGACCTTGACCTGTATGCTATACCTTACAAGTACCGTGAACTTAATCCACGGCTGAAGCGTTGGTTTCGTAGGCGTGGGTACACAACAGTGCCACAGGTATGGTTAGACGGTGTACACATAGGTGGACACAAAGAGTTTCAACACTGGCTAAAGGAGCGAGAGAATGAATAGATTTCTAATTGACCATCATCCCGCTGGCATTGCTAAGTCATTGTGTGACAAGCATATTGTCAAGATGCCATTGGAAGAAGCACAGATGCTATCCTTTGCTGTCAAGCGTTATCTGCCTGACATTGAAGGCTTACAGGGTGGTCCAAAGGCACATGCCAAGCACCCATGTACTCTGTGGGCTGGTAATACACGAGCAAACTATATGTTCAGTTGCATGATGCTAGATGAGATGTCGCAGGAATACACAAGGCGATATGGCAAGGTGCATAAATGTTCACTGCTCTTGCCACGGCTAAAGGAACTTGCTATACATATTCCAGAAGGCCAGATCACCAAGCATCCGCAGTGCTTTGGCGAAGGCAATGACCATCTAAAGACTACAGAAGCATGGCCTGTTGAGGCTTACAGAAACTATTACCGCTGGAAGTATCAAACTACTGACTGGTGTGGTAAGTACAAACTAAGGGAGGTTCCAAAATGGTTATCCGCATAGACAATCTTACAGATGATGAGGCTGTAGCAATTCTACAGATGTTGAATGAAGCGATTGACTTGCACTTCGGTGATGCAATGTTCAATGTCCATGATTGGGAATACTTTGACCTTGACGCTGCAAGACTTTCAGCTTATAAAAAATATCGTACATGGTATGAAATGATCTATGGAAAGGAGAATGAAAATGAAACCAAAGAAGGGTGATATGCGTTCCGATGGGCGCAAGTATGATGGCTATGTGTGGCGAGAGATCGGCATCAACCATCACGCAAATGAGAAGGGGCATGTGTTCTACAAAAATGAGTATCGTACTGTAGAAAGTTATTTAAGACAGGGCGGTAAGCTAGAACGCATTGTGCCATACATCAAATCAAAACTCATGCAGATCCACATGGCTACTGAACAGATGTACAATGAGATTGAGTCTGGTGAAGTTTATGCCAATGTAAATCCAGCGTATCAGGGATGGGTCAAGATTGGTAAAGCGGTAGATGCAGACAACAGATGTGCAGACTATCAAACATATACACCATACAGAAACTGCTACGTTTTATGTAAGCTACCTGCTGAGAATAGGGCGAAGCGTGAACAGTACATGCTCAAGTTATTTGAACAGCATGCGGATGAGCGTAGAAACGAGTGGTTTAAGATAAGCATAGAAACTACTTTAAGACTTTTTGATGAAGAAAGGAGAAAAGAAAATGCAGAAAAAGAAAATCAAGATTGAATTGGAAGGATATGAGATTGAACGTATTCGTAGCATCATCAATGCTATCAAGGATTTTAACATTGCCACATCCGATAAAGCAGTCATTGATTACGATACCATACGTGAATTAGATGGTGCTGATGATTTTTTTGCTAGGCGTTTTGGTTTGTACCAGCCAAGTGATAAAGATTTTGTTAGGGACTGGTATGCTGATTATCAGTGGGATGAGGAGGAGAATAGCTAATGATTGATAAAACGTGGACAGCATACGTCACTGTGTATCATAAATTTGATGTTGAGGGTGACACATGGGATGACGCACATGAGGATGCAGTCAATACAATTTGGGATGATCACATGCAAGAAGTTGAAATCATTCTGGAAGAGAAAACCGATTGACATTCGTGTAAGTATTTCTATAATGAGATGTCACTAACCAAACGGAAGGAGAATTATTATGCCATTAGATTTTTACAACACGCCAGCACTTGCTGAAATTCCAGAACATCTTGATTTTGCTGTAGGATATGAGCCTACAAAGATGGAAGGTAAACGCTATGTGCGTAACGAAAGAACAGGCGACTACATTGGTATTGTAGGACGTAAGTTTAACTGTGAAAACCATACAAAGTTCTTTGGGGATATTCAGGAATCAATTGTTGAGAACCTAACCCCTACAGAGTTGGAAGGAGCAAAGGTTGTTTGGAAAAGCGCAAATAACAATGCATGGGCCTTGATGGACATCACTCTACCAAACGTGAAAACTGTGATTGAAACAGATAAACATAGTACAGAACTGCAACAGCGTATGATTTCAATGCATGGCTTGGATGGAACATGTTCTAATCAAGTGTTTTTTGGTGCCATTGATTTCTTTTGTACAAATGGATGCATCACAGGTGAGCATGACAAGATACTGAAGAAGAACACTACCAATTTTGATATGGACACCTTTATCAGGGAGTTGAACCAGTCAAAGAATGACTTCTACGCCCAATCTGAGAAGCTACAGGGCTGGGCTAGGGCAAGTCTTGCTACCGTTGACGTAAAGGCTTTGCTTGAAACTATTATGAAGTCAGATAGAAAGGCTCAGAAGATGTATTCTTTGTATAATCAAGAAGTATCTAACCGTGGACGTAATGTATTTGCTTTGTATAGCGCATTTACTAACTATGCCACATACGCAGATGAGAGAAACGGCTTTCAGCTACGTAACACAGGCAACGACACGCAGGCACAGACTATGCTCAAGCGTGAACAGGAAGTAGCCAAGTGGATTAGCCAGCCTGCCTTTAAAGAACTGGTGGCTGCATAATGTCACAATTGCCACGATATACCCTGCGTTCAAAACTTGCTGGGGGAAATATTTACTACAGATATAACCCGCCTAAGAAGTATGTGGACGCAGGAATTGTGGCAAGATGTAACCTTGGTAATGTTCGTGACAGGGCCATTCGTAAGGCTGAAAAGTTTAATGTTCTCATTGATGAGTATGACGCTGAACAAGCTACAATCGTCAATGCGGAGAAGAACAAGACAGTCTATGGCCTTGTACACGATTACTACTCTTCTCACGATTACAACAAGTTACGAGAAGAAACTAAAGAACATTATAAAGGTTTACTTCAAGCTGCAATGGACACGGAGATAGAAGGTAAGGTGTTGAAAGACATTTACTACAAAGAGATGACGACACGCAAAGCTAAACTGGCATATGAATTATGGTGCAAACGTGGCATATCTATGGCCAATCACATTATGGCAACTATGCGTGTTGTTTTTTACCACGGCATGAATATGGAACATTGCACCACTAATCCGTTTGCTAATATAAAAAAGCATAAGACAAGTAGTCGTAAAGTGGTATGGACACAGGATGATATACGTCAATTTCTTGACATAGCATATTCAGAATGGAAGTGGCGCAATATTGGACTGATTGCACAGATGGCATACGAATGGTGTCAGCGTGTAGGTGACATACGAGTGTTAAAGTGGGAAAATCTTAACCTTGATGATGCTCGTGTACACATTAAGCAGTCAAAACGTAGAGCAGAGGTTTTTCTACCAATCTCAGATGACCTTTGCGAGATGTTACAAGAGCAGAGAGAGGCCTTTGGCTTTCAAGAGTATGTTGTACCTAACCCCAAGCCAGTAAGGGGCGTGTACAAGCCTTATACGATGTATAAACTTCCTAATTATGCACGTGTTATAATGAATGAGGCTAATCTGTCTACAGAGTTACGTCTTTCAGATCTCCGCAGGACAGGTACAACAGAAATGGTTGATGCAGGAGTGGGAATTGGACAAATTATGTCTGTTACAGGACATGCTAATCCACAAAGTGTAAAACCTTACATAAAACATACGTATCAAAGTGCAAATTATGCATTGACTGAACGAAAAAAGGTATTGACGACATAAAATATACGTGATAAAAGACACGTAGATGTCCGCAAGAAAGGGGTATTAATACATATATATGTTAAACATATAATGTAATAATTTTCATGGTGAAAAAATATGATAGATATACATGAATATGTAATAGATATGAATTTACGTAGTGGTGAAACCAAACGTATGGATTGTCCTGTGTGTAATGGTACTAATACCTTCAGTGCATCTAATGTTAAGGGGCAATTGCTATGGAATTGTTTCAAAGCATCTTGTACAGTAGGTGGTAAAGATAAAACTGACCTATGTATTACAGACATATCGAACATTCTTTCTAGACATGATAATGATACATGTGTTGTGCCGTTTAACATGCCTATTCATGTTGTGTCAGGTATAAATAGACCCAATGTAATTGCTTGGGCAGATAAATGGGGTTTAGATGCAGAGGAACTAGATTTACACTATGATGTAAAGGAAGATCGTGTCGTGTTTCCTATCCTACATAATGGGAAATACGTAGATGCTACAGGCCGTTCACTTTCGTGGAGAAAACCTAAGTGGAAAAGATATGGAAAAAATAGCTTGCCATATCACTACGGTCATGCTAGTGTCGCTGTAGTTGTTGAGGACTGTGTTAGTGCTGCTGTGATTGGTAGCTATGGTTCATTTGTCGGGGTAGCATTACTTGGAACATCGCTACTTCCTATCCACAAACAGTTTCTTTCACAGTTCTCAACAGCCATCGTAGCACTTGACCCCGATGCACTTACAAAAACCATTAAGTTTACAATGGAATTAAGAAGCTACGTGAATGAGGTCGTAGCTATAAATTTAACTGACGACATAAAATATCGTCATCCCGATGATTTACGCAAACTAGAAGAGATAGGAGATAAATATGGAACTTGCACTAATTCGTAGTCTTATGGACAAAGACTTTTATGACGAACACCGTGGGGCTAAATGTCCTGACAGATTGTTTCAAAATGAAGATATTAAAAAAATTAAAAAAGTAGTAGACAAAGCTATGGATCAATATTCCAGAACTGTAACACCTGATGAGGTTCAGGCTTTGTTTATGACAAGTAACCCGACTATGACTACAAGCGAGAGAACAGCCTTTGATTCTCTCTTTTCTAAATTGAAAAAAGAAGAGCCTATGGGCAATGACATAGCACAAGAAGTGTTGTCAAAATTGTTTCAGCAGGTTGTTGGAAAGGACGTAGCCAATTTAGGTATAGAGTACGTAAATGGTGGACAAAGAAGTCTAGAACCACTACGTCATATTATTGAACAGTACGGAGATGATTTTACTCCCAATCTAAATATTCAATGGGATCACATGGATATTGACACACTACTTGCTAAGAATGACCTAGAAGCAAAATGGACATTCAATATTGCAACGCTTGCAAGAGAAGTTCCCGGAATTAATGATGGACATTTGATTGAAGTTGGGGCTAGACCTAATACAGGCAAGACATCCTTTCATGCTAGTATGATTGCTGGTCCGGGTGGTTTTGCTAGGCAGGGTGCTAAATGTATTATTTTATGTAACGAAGAAGCTAGTCATCGTGTTGGCGCACGATACCTTACAGCCGCAACTGGTATGACTATGCATGAAATAAAAAGAAACCCATCTAAAGCACGTGATTTGTATAAAGAAGTTCACGATAACATAAAAATAAAAGATGCCACGGCTCGTGACATGTCTTGGGTCGAGTCTGTCTGCAAGTCATACAAACCTGACATATTGGTGCTAGACATGGGCGATAAGTTTGCACGGTATGGTGGGTTTGCTCGTCCTGATGAGGCACTCAAAGCTAATGCAGTACATGCTCGTATGATTGCAAAGCAATATGGCTGTGCTGTGTTTTATATGTCACAACTATCTGCTGATGCAGAAGGTAAAATAGTATTGAACCAAAGCATGATGGAAGGTAGTCGTACAGGTAAAGCTGCTGAAGCTGATCTGATGATACTGATTTCAAAAAATCCACCTGTTGAAAATCAGGAAAAAGAAGATTTACAAAGGCATCTTAATCTGGTAAAAAACAAACTTACAGGATGGCATGGAATAGTTCACTGTGAACTTAATTACAAAATAGGGAGGTATGAAGAATGAAGCTAACACTTGATGTAGAAAATACCGTAACACATCGTGACGGTAAAATGCACCTTGACCCATTTGAGCCTGAGAACTCACTTGTTATGGTTGGTGTTCTTACTGACATGGGTGACGAGGCACTGGTTCCTTTTGACCATTCAGAGGCTCCATCTACAAACGTAGATTCAAGGATACTTATACAATCTTATCTTGATCAAGCAAATGTACTCATAGCACATAACGCAGCATATGATTTGGTTTGGTTGTGGGAGTCTGGATTTAAGTATGACGGACCAGTTTTTGATACTATGCTGGCAGAATATGTTATGCAGCGTGGACAGAAAGAACCACTGTCGCTTGAGGCTTGTGCTGAACGCTATGAGTTGGACACGAAGAAGCAGGACACATTGAAGGAATATTTTAAGAAAGGATATAGTACAAGAGATATACCTTACAAAGAATTGTGTGAGTATCTGTCTTCAGATTTACATGCTACACAGCAACTTGCTACAAAGCTGATGTATCGTTTGAATAGCCCATCGGATAGTCATCTTCGTAATACTGTTGATCTTAGTAATCAAGTTGCAGTTAGCCTTGCACGTATTTATCAAAGGGGTTTTAAAGTAGATCTAGAAAAACTTAATGAAGTTAGAATAGAATTTGAAAAAGAAAAAAGTCAGATTGAAACAGATCTAAGAAAACATGTACAACGTATCATGGGTGACACACCTATTAATTTAAATAGCCCAGAACAATTATCTTGGGTGATATATAGCAGAAAGCCTAAAGATAAATCACTATGGGCTAATTCTTTTTCACCCTACATGGATGATAAGGAGTTTCGTAAAACAGTTGAATCTGAATCCACTATAATGTATAAGACTATAGCTGAGCAGTGTAATGAATGTGCAGGAACAGGTTACATAAGAAAGAGAAAGAAAGATGGCACTTTCTATGCTAAAGCCAATCGCTGTGTTAATTGCAATGCTGAAGGATACCATTTTATTCCAACGGATCGTGTCGCAGGATTACGCTTTACACCGCCTAAAGCAAAGTGGATTAGTGCAAATGGATTCAGTACTTCTAAAATTAATCTAGAAATACTGGAGAGAGTAGCCAAACAAAAGGGAATGACAGATGCTGAAGATTTTTTGGCAAAGGTACGTAGACTTAGTGCAATTGATACCTATCTTTCATCGTTTATTGATGGTATAGCTACTCACACTAAACCTGATGGCATGCTACATGTACGCTTACTACAACACAGGACTGCTACAGGCAGATTTAGTGGTGCAGACCCTAACATGCAGAATATGCCACGTGGGAATACGTTCCCTGTTAAGAAAGTGTTTGTGTCACGCTTTGATGGGGGCAAAATTATGGAAGCGGATTTCGCACAACTAGAGTTTCGTGCAGCCGCATTTTTATCACAGGATGGAGTTGCAATTGAGGAAGTATCTACTGGATTTGATGTACACGCAT